CCCAGCATGCGGGACAAGATCATCTGGACCCCTACCCGCCGGTCTCTCACTTTGCCGAACGGCTCTCAGGGACTGGTGTTTTCCTCCGAGGAGCCGGACCAGCTTCGTGGTCCTGCCGCGCACATTGGGTGGGCGGACGAAATGGCTTCTTACAAACAAGTGAAATCAATGGCGGAAGGTAATCTTACCGCCTGGGAGAATCTCCGCATTGCCGTCCGGCTGGGAGAAAAGCCACAGATCCTCGCCACCACTACTCCCAAACGGGTACCGGTATTAAAACAAGTGCTGGATGAAGCCAAGGACGCACCACAAAAGATCCTGGTCCGGCGCGGGAAAACTCTGGACAACGCCAAGCTCAGCTCCGGCTACCTGGACACCCTACTCGGACTGTACGGCGGCACCCAGCTCGGTAAGCAGGAGCTGGAAGGGGAGATGCTGGACGATGTCGTCGGTGCGATGACATCGGAACAGATCATCGACGCCTACCGAGTTGACGGTGTCCCCAAAGGCGTCCCTTGGATCAAGGTCATCGGAGTGGATCCCTCCGTCGCGGAACGCCCGCACGATGAGTGCGGCATCGTCGTCGTCTACATCTCCAACACCTGGCCGGTACTCCGGCGGCACGCGTTCATCGTGGATGATCTCTCACAGCGGTGCTCACCGACCGTCTGGGGAGACATCGTCGTCAAGGCAGCGCACGAACACGGTGCGATCGTCGTAGCTGAGGTCAACCAGGGAGCCAACCTGGTCAAGCAGATGGTGCGGCAGTCCGCAGCCGCAGCTGGGCTGCAGAACCCGCCGATCCGGGAAGTCTGGTCCTCCAAGTCCAAAGCTGTTCGCTCAGAACCGGTTGGAGGTGCGTACTCCCGGGGCCGGATCCATCACGTGAACGTGCTCGCGGAACTCGAAGAGCAATGCTTCTCCTGGGTGCCAGGGGAATCCGGGTACTCCCCGGACCGGATGGACGCCTTGGTCCACGCCTGCGCAGCCGGTATGTTCCCCGAGGCCCTCATCCATGGGTCTCCCGGTTCGGTGACCTTGCACAACGTGGCGAACCAGCGGATCCCTCTCACCAGGCAGACCAACCTGCCAGCCCGAAGGGGCCCAATGTGATCCCCGCACTGCTGGCGATCTACCAGACCTATCTGACCTACTCAGCTGCAACGGAGCTGCCCAAAACCTGGGAAGAGGTCTCCGCGAAGCTGAACCTGGCGGGGTTCATCGGAGACCAGCTGGCCGTGCAGGCAGCGCGAGCACTCGCACAGCAGCGGGAAGGTCTCAAAGCCGGGGCGGACGCGCTGTGGACGGCAGTCCCGGTAGGTGTAGCCGCTGGCACCGCAGCTGGTCTGCAAACCATTGCCGAAGCCCTGATCTGGACAGACACCCATGAGAAGACCGGCACCAAGGATGAAGAGGGTGGACTGGTGCCTACCTTGGAGAACCCGCCGCTGGAGCTTGCCGACTTAGTCCAACAGTCTGTAGCTGCGGCGGCTCAAACTGCAGCCGCCGCAGCCGCAGGCTGGCGGTACAAGACATGGCGGACCCGCCGGGACTCCCATGTCCGGGACACACACCGAGAACTGGAGGGTGTCAAAATCTCGCTGGGGGAGTCCTTCCACACTCGGGACGGGGACACGCTGCTGTTCCCCGGAGATCCGGCGGCGGACATCGGCAACAGAATCGGCTGCCGTTGCTTCCTGCAAACCAGTCGTTGAGCGAGCATGGCATACTCGCGGTGTGCTGCCAATGCTGAAGAAGGTCCGCTGGCTCCCGTGGATCGTGATCTTGGAGAGCACCGTAGCCGTTGCAGTGGCCTACTTCTGGCCGGTCATCAGTGCGGTGTTACTCGGATCCGCATTCGTTCTCACCCTTCTGGAAGGAATCAGGGCCCTTGTCGAATCCACTCGTGCTCGCGCTCGCCTCGCGGCGGCTGACACAGCTGGTCGTAGAAGATGAGATCACCAGACCCCTACGGATCGCTGTATCCGAGTGGGCGGCGGGCCGGGAAGAATTCAGCTTCCGCGAGCGCGTTGACTACATGCTCAACTGCGGACAGTGCGCCAGCATCTACGCTGCAGCAGCAGTACTGGTCGCGGATCGAGTGCCTGGCGGCAGACTGCTTCTGCGCATACTGGCACTCAGCGAAGCCGCAATGCTCACAGAAGCAGCGTTGAAGAGACTGGAGCGGTGATGACCGATCCCATCTACACCAGGGGGGATGTAGTCGAGCTACACGCAGATATTTTCCCCGCGTTCATCCACCCCACCCCTCCCGGTGTCCCTGAGAACGGCGTCCGGCGGCGGATCGTTGTCACCGAGCGGTGCCTGACAGTGGCCTGGGCCGTGGGCGGATACGTGCAGCGGGTGGACATCCCGATGACCAAGGACCAAACTGCACAGGCCACACTGCGGGGCGGGCAAGTCGGGGAGTATGAAATCGGAACGGACCGGGGCTGCGGTTCCTGCGGCAGCGGGCTGATCAAGAACTACAAGGTCTGGCCGGGCGTGACATTGAAGACCGTGCCTCGCTCGGACGTCGCCGCAGCTTCGTTGAAGAATGACAAAACCTACGGACTACCATCAGTGCGGTACCAGCGCACTCGCCCATAAGGGTGTCCCGCAGCTACGCTGCACCGCATGGGTCTGTTTCTGCGTGATGCTGAAGAGTTGCCAACTCGCCGGGCGCGTGCGGCGAGTTACAACCAGCATCGCACCATCACCGCCTCTGCAGAGCGGATCAACCTGAGAAATCCCCAAGCCGCACAGATCAACCGCACCTTCAGTGAATGGCAGACCGCTGCCTGGATCGGGTACAAGAGGGTCGGGGAGGTGCACTACGGTTTCGGGCTGCTGGGCAGCCTGCTGAGCCGCGTCCGGCTCTACCCGGCCATCGTCAACGACGCCAACGAGAGTCCCTCTGATCTTGGTGCCCTGGACAATGAAGCGAAAGTCCGGGTCCCGGAACAGTTGATCCAGGACGCCATCGAAGCCATGAACGAGCTGACCGGGAAGGATTTCCCCAGTCTCATCCGGAAGTTCAGCCTCAATCTGTCCGTCCCCGGTGAGTGCTACCTCGTGCACATGCCGGACGTGGACGACGACGGCAGGCCAACCAAAAAGTGGATGATCTGCAGCATCAGTGAAGTTGTGGTGACCGGTGCCGGTGCCACCTACATCTCCCGGCGCGGAGGCCCGAAACGGCAACTCCCGAATGACACCTTCATCGCCCGCATGTGGCGGCAGGACCCCGAGTACGGGGAAGACGCAGACTCGTCCATGGTCGGTGTCGCGGACAGTGTGGAGGAGTTGTTGCTGTGTCAACGGCTCACCCGTGGTGCGGCTCGCTCGCGGATGAACGCTGGTGTGCTGTTCGTTCCTGATGGCATCACCACCGCTCGGACCAGTCCCACCGGTGAGCCGGTACTGGAAGAGCCAGGTGATGACATTTCCGGGCTGGCCGCGATGGCCCAGCAGGACCCCGGCAATGACATGGTCACCCAGCTGATGGACGCCATGGTCACTCCCATCGGTGATGAAGCGTCCGCCGGTGGCGTCGTCCCACTGATCCTGGTCGGACCACCGGACCAGGGTGCAGCGATTCGTCACGTGACGTTTGAGCGGACCTCCGATGAGTGGTTGGTCAAGCGAGCAGAAGTGGCGTTGGACCGGATCCTGCAGGGGATCGATGTGCCCAAGGAAATCATCAAGGGCATGTCGCAGGTGAAGTACTCCAACGCTGTTGTGATCAACGAAGACCTGTACAAGGCCAATATCGAACCACTGGCCCTGGTGCTGGCAGATAGTTTGACGTCGGTCTACCTATGGCCGGTGCTGCGCGCCAAGGGCTACACCGACGACCAGATCAAAGAACTGGTCATCTGGTACGACCCTTCCGAGATCGTCACCCGCCCGAATAGTGCTCAGTCCGCGAATGATGGTATGGACCGTGGTCTGCTGTCCCCGAAGGCGTGGCGGAGGGAGCATGGGTTCGCAGAGTCCGATGCACCGTCTGAGACGGACCTGATCTGGAAGATGATGGCGGATGTGTCCAGGTTGCCGGAGAACGTGCTGCAGGCGATGGCGGAGAAGGTGTTCGGCAACATCCTGGACATCAAGGATGTGCCGGTGAAGGGATTGCCACAGACGTGGAGCCCTGATGCTCAGGAGAAGGCAGCCCAGCCCGGAGCACCGAACCTGAAGGCTGTGCCCAGTAAGGACCAGGGAGAGCAGGACCCCCAGCGAAAGGCCATTCAGCAGGTTGGGGTCAAGTAGGTGGCCAATACCGGAGCCCTGTTCGTGGCTATCCCCAGTGCCGGGGATGCCATCAACGACATCTCCCAGGAAGACGTCGCACACTGCACTCTGACTTACTTCGGAGAGGTAACTGATCTCCCTTCGATGCTGCAAGATGACCTACGACAGGCTGCCTCCATTGCCGCAGATGAGATCGAACCATTTACGGTCAAAGTGTCCGGAGTGGCGCTACTCGGTGCGGACAAAGCCAGCGTGGTACTGCTGGAAAGCTCGGAGCTGGTGTCTTTACGGGACTGGCTGTGTGCGCATCCTGCTGTTGAAATGGCCCAGAAAAGTGGTCAGCAGTTCCCTACTTGGGTACCTCATCTCACGATCAGCTATGACACTGGGATCCTGGAAGATCCACCAGAGACGATCACCTTCGATCGTCTCGGTTTGTGGCTGGGAGAGACGAAAGAGAACTACGACCTCCATGGGAAGCCGCCTGCTCCTGTCACAGCCTCCGCCTACAGTCTTCCGGAGATCTCTTGCCGAGAGGATCTACTCCTGGGTATTCGGTACGGAAATCAAGTGCCCGACGCCCGGTGGTACATCAGCAAACGAGCGACTGCGTTAGGTGCTTCAGAATATCTACCTGCTAATTGGAGTACCCCATGACCGTTGAACTGGTGATGTCCGGGCACGACCGGACCTTCATGCCTCCACGGTCCATCCGGCACAAGGCTAGAGAGGAGCAGGGGGCGCTTGCGGAGCGGATAGCCGCCGGACGGCCGGACGCTTGGGACCTGATGGCCATGGGCGATGTCCCTTGGGCAAAGCAGACCCTGGAATCCCTGGTCTCCTCCATCGATCAGGAATCCACCGAAACCCTGGGCTGCACCGACTGTGAAGACACCGGCTTCTACGGACTCCCGGACAAGCAGGACGAAGACCTGCTGGTCGGGCTGATCAAGCGGGCCGGGGAGGGTGAGTTCGAGCGGCTGGCCGCGTCCGGGATCTGGGAACCTTGGACAGGGGAACCAGGTCTGGAACTGGAGTTGATCACCCTTGACATCGCTGCTGATCTTGCTTCTGCGCTCACTGCTGGCGCGTCTGGGCTGCTGCGCAAGTACTGCGAACCGATGGCGTTCCTTCCACCTGCAAAGGTTGTAACGGCCAGCGCGCTCACTGACCTTGTAGGTGGCGAAAG